GGGCGCGAGTGGGAACCTCATCGAGAAGTCGGACGTCGACCGCCTCGTCGACGACGGTGGGTGTTCCATCCGTGGACAGGCACCGCCCACGCAGCTGACACCGGGAACCGGCGAGGCGACCGTCGTCGCGCACGACCCAGCGCAGTCGTCGACCGGCGACAACGCGGCGTTCGTCGCGTTCCGTGTTGGTCGCGACGGCCGCCGTCGCCTCCTGGACGCTCGCGCCGAGACGGGACTGGCTCCCTCAGAGATCAAGGCGGAACTACTCGACCTCGACGACCGGTACGACCCTGCGATGGTCGTCATCGAATCTAACGGGATGCAGCAGTACGTCGCGAACGACGCCATCGAGTTCTCCGCGTCGTTGCGGGCGAAGATCCAGGGCATCCCGACTACGGGGAAGAAACACTCGTGGGAGAACGGCATCCCGCGCCTGCGAACGCTCGTCGAGAACGGCGGCATCCAGTTCTACCGCGGGCACTCGGCGACCGAGGACTTCATCCAGGCCGCCATGTCGCTGGAGTTGTCCGACGGCAAGCTCACTGGTCACACCCCAGACCTCATCGCGGCGTGGTACATGGCTGAGCAGGGCATCCGGCGCCTCGAGGACATGGGTGCGCTCGATGACGATGATCAGTCCAGTGGCTTCGCGAGGTCGTTCTAAGATGCACCAGAAACGAGAGACCTGTCAGGCGTGTGGCGGCGAGTTGAAGACACCGTTCGAGAGAGCGGCCGGTGCGCACCGTGGCTGCATGGCTGGGGGTGTCGAGAAGTGAGTGGGAACGAGGACGAAACTCGCGAAGCCGTCCGTGTGTTCGGCGGTGATGGCGACAGCAAGGAAGCACTGTCCACACTCGACGCGGCGGCGTGGACCGACCCGCCGACGACGTCGTCGACAGAGAAAGCGATCGAGTCTCAGCAGCACGACACCGACGACCCACATGAGCGCACGGACTGGTACGATCCGCCGTACAACCCAACGGTCCTGGCGACGCTGAAAGAGCGCTCGGAGACCCACGCTCGCGCTGTCGCTTCGAAGGCCCAGAGTGTGGCTGGTCACGGCTTCGACCTTGTCCCCCACGAGTATGCTGGCTCCGACGATCCGCCAGGATACGACACGGTCAGGGACTTCTGGTTCGGTTTCGGGTCGACGTGGCAGTTGGGTCCCGACCGACTCCCTGCCACACCTGATGAGGTGCTCGAGCAGGCGTGGGACGACTACGAGAGCATCGGCTGGCTCTCGATCGAGGCGCTCATCAACGACACCACGGCTGAGCCGACTGGCCTCGCACACGTGCCGGCGCACACGATCCGGTCTCGTCGCGATGGGCCGGGCTTCGTCCAGATTGACCCGGACTCGAACCTCATCGAGGGCTACTTCGCACCGGCTGGATTCCGGTACGGCGACGACAAACGGTTCCTGGACGCCGACACGGGTGAGGTGGGCTCGTCGATCGGCGACGTGGGGACGCCGGCGAACGAAGTGCTTGTGATGCGCAACTACTCCGGACTTGCAGCGCGCTACGGCGTGCCCGATATCGTCCCGGCGATGCAGACGCTGTTCGGCGACATCGCGGCGCGGAAGTACAACGCGACGTTCTTCGAGAACGACGGCGTCCCGCGCTTCGCCGTGATGGTCGAGGGTGGCGAACTCACGGACAAGGCGTGGACTGAGCTTGAGGAGAAGTTCAAGGATCTCCGCGTCGACGACAACTCCCACCGCGGCGTCATCCTGGAGGCGATGTCTGGCGTGAAGTCGTCATTCGAGGACGCGCACAACGTCTCCATCCGCATCGAGCCGCTCACGGTCGGTGTCGATGAAGACGCGAGCTTTATCGACTACCGGAAGGAGAACGAGCACGACATCCTCAAAGCGCACGACGTCCCGCCGGTCGTTGCGAACCGGACTGAGAAGGTCAACCGCGCGAACGCCGACGCCCAGCGCCGGGAGTACGCCAACGAGGTTATCCGACCAAAACAGCAGAAGCTCGCGGCCCGACTCCACCGGGTCATCCATCAGACGATGCTGGACGTCGACGGCTGGACGGTCGAGTTCGAACTGCACGGCGCGGAGAACGAGGAGCGGCAGGCGACCATCGCGAAGACGCGGATCCAGGCCGGTGTCTCGGCAGGGATGCTCGTCGACGAAGCCCGGGAGGAACTCGGCCTCGAACCACTCGGGGCACCGGAGGGAAACCTCATGCTGTCCGAACTCGGGAGCCAGGGGAACGCCGGGGCAATCGAGTCTGTACTTGAGTTCGAGCGCGAACAGGCTCGGTCGGAGGTTCGAGCGGAAACGATGGGGTACTCCGTGACTGACCGGGCTGACGCGGAGGCCGATGACTGACGATGTGCGAGGCGTGCCGACCGACGCGAAACCACCGCCTGGCCAAGGCGTCGGACGCAGAAGAGACTGCTCGCCAGACGTTCATCGAAGAGTTCACGACCCAACTGGAGGGCTGGCACGGTGACCTGTTATCCGCACTTCGCGACGGCGCAATCATCCTCGCTGCTCGCGAGGCAGCCCGGCGGACGGTGGCCCGGACACTGGACGCCCACCGAGAGGCTATCGCGTCGACGTTCGAGACACTGTGGCTCGATGGGGCGGACGCCTCGCGCGCCGCGACGGCACGTCGATACGACCTGGATGTATCCGACGACCTGAGCGACCGCGTCACGCGCGAACTGCAGTCGTACGCTGACGATGCCTGGAGCGAGACGTCGGAGACGATGGTCCTCGAGATCACCGACGCCCTGCGGGACGCTCACGATGACGGCCTCGGCGTGCCCGAGATCGAGCGCATCCTGCGCGAGGACGTCTTCCCCGACATGCGCTCGTGGGAAGCCGAACGGGCTGCCCGGACGTCGGCGACCGGAGCGGCCGGTCGCGGGGCTGTCTCGTCGATTCGCGACGCTGGTGCGCCCGGCAAAGAGTGGCTCGCTGAAGAGGGCCCGCGAACGTCGGCGCGAAGTTCACAGTCGGTGCTGGGCATCAAGCGTGGTGGCCCGGCGACCCACGACTCCCGCTAGACGAGTTGATCAACTGCCGGTGCGGAGTCGCGCCGGTCTGGGACCTGTAAGGAGACACCATGACACTATGAGTACGACACAGCCACCCGGAGACGCATCACCCGACGACCGCTTCACAAAGCGGTTCGAGTTCGAGAAGGCGGACGACGACGAGCAGGTCGCGTACGGCGCCGTGATGGTGCCCGACCGGCTCGACCACCAGGGCGACTTCATCCGCGCGGACACCATCGCGGACCTCCGCGACGAGTTCGAGAGACGCGTCGACGACGGTGACGCCTACCCAGGCGTCATGCACGCGGTGTTCCCTCGCGACGACGTCGAGCTCGTCGAGGACCGCCAACTCGAGAGCGCCGAGACGCTCGGCGAGAAGGAACTTCCAGCCGGGACGTGGGTCCAGGGGTGGAAGTTCACGGACGGCGACCTCTGGGAACTCGTCAACGACGGAGTCCTCGGCGGCAACTCTATCGGTGGGACGGCGAAGGGCGTCATCTACGAACCGGGGGCGATGCCCGACGACGTCGAGATACCCGACGCCGTTCAGGCGGAACTGGATGAGGCGGGACTCTCGCGAGACGACATCATCGTCCGGGAGATTACCGACGGTCGGATCATGGAGGTCTCGGCAGTCGACTACCCGGCAGTTCCGGATGCCACCCACGAGGAGCACAAGTCGCTCGCGGACGTCGCGAAGGCGAACTCGGCACTGACCGAGAACGTCGTCGCAGCGCGACTCTACCTCGAGGCGCGCGGGCATGACCCCAACGACGCCCGACGCCTGGCGGAGTATCTGAACGACAAGCAGGCCAGCAAGGGGCTGTTCGGTCGCCTCCGCGAGAAGTGGCTCGGCGGTGGGCAGGCGGATGCACAGGCACAGCACTCTGACGAGCGGGCGGAATCCCGTGTGGGGTCTGACGAAGGCGCGGACGACGCGGTCTTAGCAAACATGGACGAAGACGAACTCAACGAGAAGCTGGAGGCGCTCGACTCGCGCCTCGACGAGATCGACGCAAAGCTCTCTGAAGCCGACGGCGCTGGTGACGGCGACGGCGACGGCGGCACGGAGAAGAACACAGACGGCGGGACGAGTGACGGGCCGACCACCGAGGAGAAGCTCGACACGCTGGCGGACGCGACGAAGTCCACGATGGAGCAGGTCGACCGCGTCGCCGAGCAGGTCGAACAAATGGCCGACGCCCAGGGCGTCAGCCAGCAGGCCGACTCGGGCTCGAGCGGTGGGTCGGGCGAAGCAAAGCTCTGGGGCGACGACTCGCCGTTCGGAGGTGGTGACTGATGTCGGCACAGGGCGCTCGCGCGACGAACACGACTGCGATGGAGAAGGTCTCGTCGACGGACTTCAGTTCGGGCGCGCAGCTGACCCCCGAGCAGTTCGAGGACTTCATGATCGACGTCCAGAACCAGTCGACAGTCCTCACGCAGGCACGACAGCTCACGCCGACGGCAGAGTCGGGCGACATCCCGCGCCTATCGGTCGGGACGCGCCTGCTCCAGCAGGTCGACGAGGCCAACAGCGTCTCGAAGCAGGGCATCAACTCGGCGGACGTCCCGTTCGCGACGACGAAGGTCTCGCTCCCGTTCGAGCAGACCTGGGAGTCGAACAACGAGATCATCGACAACCCCGAGGCGACCATCCGGCAGCTGTTCATCCAGCAGTTCGCGAACGACCTCGAAATCCTCGCCAGCGTGGGCGACACGGGTCAGTCCGGCTTCGAGGCAATCGAGGACGGCTGGCTTACCATCGCAGACGGTGGGTCGTCGACGGACGTCGGCCACAGCAACGCTGCGATCGACAAGAGCATCTTCCAGAACCTGAAGAACGCGATGCCGCAGCGGTTCAAGGAGCGGCAGACGCTCGTCTTCCTCGGGAGCTACGAGCAGAAGGACGCGTACAAGGACTACCTGACGGACCGGTCGACGGCCGCAGGGGACGCGATGTTGATGACGGGCGACGAACCGACGCCGTACGGTCACGAGTTCATGACGCCGCTGGGGTGGCCCGATGACCGACTCATGCTCACCTCGATGGAGAACCTCATCTACATCGTGCAGGACCCGCTCCGCGTCAAGTCGACCGACAGCGCCGAGCGGAACGTGATGAACGACGTCGAGACCATCTACAACATGCTCGGCAAGATCGACTACCAGATCATGGAGCAGGCTGGTGTCGTCACGGCCTCCGCCATCGC